TTCAAAAGTTTCAATGATGCAGCACATGGTCAACGCTATGGCCGGCATGACTAAGACAGACGCCGTTGAGTGGTTCAACAAAGCCATGGCTGTCTACGGTCCTGGCAAGTCACACGGTGTTGGCGACGTTTCTAAATCAAACGAAGCTTCAATCGACACTACTCTAGGTAAGGGTCCAAAGACTGCATACCCAATGCCTAAGCTCGATTCAAAGAATCACTGGGCTGAAGACGTTGAGGGAATGTTCGACGATCAAGAGAACCTCTCTGAAGACTTCAAAGAAAAAGCAACTACTATATTCGAAGCAGCTGTTGGCGCTCGTGTCACTACTGAAATCGCTCGTCTCGAAGAAGAGTTCGAGACTAAGCTCGATGAGCAGGTCGAAGTAATTAGAGAAGAGCTATCATCAAAGCTCGACACTTATCTAGACTACGTCGTTGAGAACTGGATGAAAGAAAACGAAGTTGCTATCGAGTCAACTCTCCGTAACGAGATCATGGAAGAGTTCATCGAAGGTCTTAAAGGTCTATTCGCTGAGCACTACATCAACGTTCCTGAGACTAAGGTCGATGTTCTAGAAGCTCTCGCTGACAAGGTAGAGTCACTAGAGGCAAAACTCGACGAGCAGATCACTAAGAATGCTGAGCTCGAGGAAGTACTAATTGAAGAAGCTAAGAAAGACATCTTCGAAGAGATCTCTTCCGATCTTGCTCTCACGCAGCAGGAAAAGTTTGCTTCACTAGCCGAAGGCATTGAGTTCAATGGCGATCTCGAGACTTACACTAAGAAACTAAAGATCGTTAAGGAAAACTATTTCAAGGCTCCAACCACTCACTCTTCAAACATCACTGAAGAGACTTTTGAGGGTGACGTCACTGACACTGTTGTTTCTGTCGATCCAAGCGTAAATCGTTACGTTCAAGCAATCGCAAGAACTGTTAAGAAATAATTAGTTATAAATAATTAATAAACCTTAGTAAAGAAAGGAAAATAAATGTATCTAGCTGAGGAAATTCAAAACAAGTGGGCACCAGTGCTCGACCATGACGCTCTTGGAGAAATCAAAGACGCTCATCGTCGTTCGGTCACTGCCCTTATGCTCGAGAACACTGAGAATGCTCTTCGCGAGTCAGCAGCTCATGGCAGCTACCAGACTCTAACTGAGACTTCTTCTGCTCTCCCTGCAAACTTCATGGGCTCTTCAAGCTCAACTGCTGGTGCAGGCGGTATCGATACTTTCGATCCTGTTCTTATCAGCCTAGTTCGTCGCGCAATGCCTAACCTCATTGCATACGACATCTGCGGCGTTCAGCCAATGACTGGCCCAACTGGTCTTATCTTTGCTATGCGTTCGCGCTACGCAAACCAGACTGGTGCAAACGGTCTTGCAAACGGTGCAGTTCAAGACAACGAAACCTTCTACAACGAAGTCAACACTGCGTTCACTGGTCTCGGCGGTCTTACTGGCGTCAATCCAAACACCTACGGTCAGGGCTTCACCGGCACTATCCCAGGTGCGACTAACACCACACCACTAACTGCCACCAACACCTATAACACTGGTTTTGGTATGTCAACTGCACAGGGCGAAGCTCTCGGCGTTGATTCCGGCAACACCTTCCCTCAGATGGCTTTCACTATCGAGAAGGTTACTGTTACTGCTAACACTCGCGCCCTAAAGGCAGAGTACACTATGGAACTCGCTCAAGATCTTAAAGCCATTCACGGCCTAGACGCTGAGACTGAACTCTCCAACATCCTTTCAGCAGAAATTCTTGCTGAAATCAACCGTGAAATCGTTCGCACGATCAACATCACTGCAGTTCCTGGTGCTCAGCTGAACACTACTACTGCCGGCGTGTTCGATCTCGACACTGATTCAAACGGTCGTTGGTCGGTTGAGAAGTTCAAAGGTCTTATGTTCCAGCTCGAAAGAGAAGCTAACCAGATCGCTAAGCAGACTCGTAGAGGGAAAGGTAACATCGTTATCTGTTCTTCGGATGTTGCATCCGCTCTACAGATGGCCGGCGTTCTCGACTACGCTCCAGCTCTTAACAGCAACAAACTAGAAGTTGACGATACTGGCAACACTTTCGCTGGTGTTCTCAATGGTCGCCTAAAAGTCTATATCGACCCATACGCTATCGGTGGTAACTACATCACTGTCGGCTATAAGGGTTCTTCGGCTTTCGATGCTGGCCTATTCTACTGCCCATACGTTCCACTTCAGATGGTTCGTGCAGTTGATCAGTCAACTTTCCAGCCAAAGATTGGCTTCAAGACTCGTTACGGCGTTGTCGCGAATCCTTTCGCTCAGGGCCTCACTAAGGGTTCTGGTGCACTTGCTATCAGCACTAACGTCTACTATCGTAGAGTTATTGTTAACAACCTTATGTAATATAAGGCTAAGTAGACCCCGTAAACAAGGGGGCGAGAAACTTGGGGAGTCTTCGGACTCCCCTTTTTCATATATAAATACATAAAAGGAGTGTGGCATGACGGCGATTGATGATACCCCAACTAATCTTAATTATCTTACACCGTTAAACTTTAAGTTCGCTATCAAGAGAGCTCCACACGTAGAATTCTTTATTCAAAAGATCAGTATTCCAAGCATAGTGCTCGTTGAGGTAGACGCTCCGAGTCCACTCGTTAAGATTCCGTATCCAGGTGATCATATCAACTATGGTAATCTAGAGATAACGTTTAAGGTAGACGAGAAGCTTCAGAACTATCTAGAGATTCATAACTGGCTGAGAGCGCTAGGTAAACCAACTAGTACAGACGAGTACGCCGCTATAGAGGCTAATCCATCTTGGACTGGTAAGGGTATATATTCCGATATAACTCTGTCTATTCTCAGTAATATTAAAACTATAAACTACGACGTCACCTTTGTCGATGCTTTCCCCATTGGTGTATCTAGTGTCACCTTTAATACTACCGATGAGGACGTACAATACGTAGAGGCTTCAGCTACATTCAAATATAGCTACTATAATATATCTCAAAGCGTCTAATAGATAACTCTGTTTGGATAAGATCTATTATAACCAAATCTTCCACATGTGTCAACTTTTTTATGTACAATCGTAGTATTTTTGTTATAATATAAAAAATGACAGCTGGAGATATGTATGAATATTGAAGACATCATGAAGTTATGGGAGTCTGATACTAAGATAGATAAGACAGAGTTGGGCGACGAGTCTTTAAATATACCGAAGCTTCATTCTAAATACTATAACGTACTACTCAAAGAAAGACTCCTTCTTAGAAAGTTAGAGTCTGAGATGAAGCAGCTCAAGCTAGATAAGTACGAGTTCTTTACACAGGGTCCTAACGAAGAGACCAAAGACAGAGGATGGAAGCTACCGCCTAAAGGTATGATATTAAAGTCTGATATTCCGATGTACATGGACGCAGATCAAGACGTTATCAATCTGAGTCTAAAGATCGGCATGCAGCAGGAGAAGATTGAGTTTCTAGACTCAATAATTAAGACTATAATAAACAGAAATTTCTTGATAAAGAACGCTATTGATTTTATGAAATTTATTAATGGTCAATAGCAGTCTTTATATAAATAAAGTCATAGGAGGAACTAACTATGACTTATCATATAATATATAAAACTACTAATATTATAAATGGTAATTATTATTATGGAATACATTCTACAGAAAATTTAAAAGATGATTATTTTGGTTCTGGATCTAAATTGCAAAATGCTATAAAAAAATATGGTATTGAAAATTTTAAAAAAGAAATTATTTGTTATTTTGATAGTAGAGAAGAAGCTTTAATTTATGAATCTAAAATAGTGAATGAAGAACTTGTTAATGATCCTATGTGTTATAATTTAACTATAGGAGGTGGTGCGCCACCAAGTCAAAAGGGAAAAGTTTCTGTTACTAATAAATTAAAAGGTGAAGAAAGAACAGAAAAACAAAAAGAAGCATCTAAAAGACATTCAGAAACAATGAGAGGAAGATTAGTTTGGAATAAAGGAAAAAGAGGTGTTCAAACTGGGTGGAATAAAGGTACTAAATATGAAAGTGGAAAAAAACAAGCCAAAATAAAATATATTTGCCCTCATTGTGAAAAAGAAGGATTTGGAAATCTTATGAAAAGATGGCACTTCGATAATTGTAAAATGAGAAAATAATGGATATAGTTCAGGTCGAACGTTTCGACGAAGTTTATATTAAGATCAAGGCCGATCCCGGCGTCATGATGGAGCTTAGCGAGTACTTTACGTTTGACGTGCCCGGCGCTAAATTCATGCCTGCATATAAGATGAAGGTTTGGGACGGAAAGGTCAGACTGTTAAACGTGATGACCGGACTGTTGTTTGCCGGACTGTTGAGATATGTCGAGGAGTTCTGCAGATCTAGAGAGTATATCGTAGAGCATCTGTCTGACTTCTCTTCTGAGGAGTTCTCTCTTAAAGAGGCAGACGAGTTCGTATCAAAATTAAAACCAACGATGCAGCCGAGAGACTATCAGCTCGACGCGTTCGTTCACGCCGTGAGGGAGAGAAGAGCGCTGCTGCTATCACCGACGGCTTCAGGCAAGTCATTCATAATCTATCTATTAACGAGGTACTATGCGAGTCGCACTCTTATTATTGTTCCAACTACTTCTCTTGTTTCTCAGCTTGCCTCTGATTTTGCTGACTACGGGTTTGATTCTGATTGTTTCGTACATCGTGTATTTTCTGGACAGGATAAAGTATCAGATAAGCCGATTACCATCACGACCTGGCAGTCGATTTACAAACTACCTAAGACGTATTTCTCAAACTTTGATGTAGTGATCGGCGATGAGGCGCATCTTTTTAAAGCAAAATCGCTTACTTCTATTCTTTCTAAGCTTGATAACTGTAAATATCGCTTTGGCTTTACCGGAACTCTGGATGGAAGTGAAACAAACAAGCTCGTTCTTGAGGGACTGTTTGGTCCTGTTCGTAAAGTAATAACCACGTCTGAGCTTATTGAGAAGAAGCATCTAGCTGAGTTTCAGATTAAAGCTCTCGTGCTCAGCTACTCTGACGAGATCCGCAAGCACGTATCTACGCTCAAGTATCAAGATGAGATCGACTATATCGTAAGACTTCCAGAGCGTAACAACTTCGTAAAGAACCTAGCACTGTCGCTGAAGGGAAACACTCTACTGCTGTTCCAATTTGTTGACAAACACGGAAAAGTATTGTATGATATAATCAAGAAAGAAGCTGGTGAGAGGAAGGTGTTCTATGTTTCTGGATCAGTTGATGGAGAAGAGCGGGAAGAGATTAGAAAGATTGTAGAGAGTGAAAGAGACGCGATTATTGTGGCTTCTTACGGGACTTTTAGCACTGGTGTCAACATACGCAATCTACACAATATTATTTTTAGCTCTCCTTCCAAGTCTCGGATACGCAATCTACAAAGTATAGGTAGAGGTCTAAGAAAGTCAGACACTAAAGACGCTGCGACACTATACGATATAGCAGACGATCTCACGTGGAAGAACAAGAAGAACTTTACGATACTACATTTCATGGAAAGAATTAAGATATACAATGAAGAGAAATTTAAATATAAACTCTATCAAGTAAAGATTAAGGTAAAACAATGAAAACAGATGAGAAGAAGCCTAGAAAGAAAGTTAACTACATAAACAATAAGACTCTGTATGGCTCAATGATTCATCACAAGAATGAAGTTACTGAGGCTAAACGTGAGAACAGACAGCCGCCGATCGTACCTAAGTATATCGGTGAGTCTATCTTATTGATCTGTAGCAACTTGGCTAAGAAACCAAACTTCTCCGGCTACACGTATAAGACCGACATGATCTCTGACGCTATAATGGACTGTGTGGCCGCTGTCGATAATTTTGATCCAGAAAAGACTAATAACCCATTCGCGTACTTTACTCAGATCGCTTGGAACGCTTTCATACGTCGTATCCAGAAAGAAAAGAAGCAGACGTATATTAAACATAAAAACTTTGAGAACAGCTTTAT